ATGAAAAATGTAAATGTGAAAGGTACGATCGTATCGACAGATGATAAGTGGATTTATGATCTGCTTGGCATTGAAGCGACTGCTCCGGGAGATATCGAAAAGGAAATCAGGGAAGCAGATGGAGAGGATATCACGTTCGTTGTAAATTCCGGTGGCGGTGATGTGTTTGCGGGAAATGAGATCAATTATCTGATTTCACAGTACAGAGGAGCTACGACTGCGGATATTGTGGGAATTGCAGCAAGTATTGCAACAGTGATCTGCTGTGGAGCTGATACCGTACGGATGGCAGCAGGCGCACAGTATATGATCCATAATGTGTCCGGCTGTGCCAGTGGAGACTATAAAGCAATGGATCATGCAAAAGACGTTCTGCTGAATGCAAATAGAACGATATCCAATACCTACAGGCTGAAAACCGGCATGTCAGAAAAACAGCTGCTGGATCTTATGAATAAAGAATCATGGATGGATGCAGCACAGGCTAAGGAATATGGCTTTGTGGATGAAATTATCGGTGATGAAAGCGGGATTTTGTCCGGAAAGAAGCCAACGATCTATAACGTGGGATATGCCAATATTATAAGTGATGAGGTAAAAGAAAAGATCAGAGATCAGTATAAAACGGCTACGAATCCGATTGCGGAAAGCACGGATATTTTAATAGCAAAGAACAAAATAACAATCCAAAGAATGAGAGGAGAACGATTATGAAATTTATGAACGTAATCAAAAAGTTTGGCAGCAAAGAAGAGATGCTTTCATACCGCAATCAGATGCTGGATGAAGCAGAAGAACTTCTCGGAGCCGAGAAAATGGAAGAGTATAATGCAAAAATGGAAGATGTGAAGACCTTTGATGCAGAATACGATCAGTACAAAGAAAGTATGGCGAATATCGAAGCACTTAGAGGTGCTGCAAAGGTAATGACACCGGATGCAAAAGAAGGTGTACTGACGGCAGCAGGTGTGATCGGTAATCAGGAAGACATGGAGTACCGGAAGGCTTTCATGAACTTTGTCCTGAAAGGAACACAGATCCCGGCAGACTTCCGGAATGGAGATGCCTATACAACAACATCCGATGTGGGAGCAGCTATTCCAAATACGATCATCAATAAGATCATTGAGAAGCTGGAAAATATTGGCGGTGTGTATGCGAAGCTGACAAAGACGTTCTACAAAGGCGGTGTATCTGTACCAACATCAGCTGCAAAGCCGGTAGCTACATGGACGACAGAAAGAGGCGGATCGGATAAGCAGAAAAAGGCACTTGGTTCTATCACATTTACCTATCACAAGCTCAGATGTGTGGTAGCGGTATCGATTGCGGTTGATACGGTGACACTTGAGGTCTTTGAATCAACACTTGCGAAGAATATCGCAGACGCAATGGTAAAAGCAATCGAGGATGCTGCCTTCAATGGTGCAGGAGCTGCTTCTAACCAGCCGGAAGGTATTCTGACAAAGGAAGTACCAGAGGGACAGACAATCGACATTACAGAGGGCAGCGATCCATCTTACCAGGATCTGTGCAAAGCGGAAGGAGCACTCCCGGATGCTTATGAGGTAGGAACAGAGTGGTATATGAAAAAGGCTACCTTCTATAACAAATTTGTAGCAATGACTGATGAAAACGGTCAGCCTATCGCAAGAGTCAACATCGGCGTAAGCGGAAGACCTGAGCCATCACTGCTTGGCAGAAAGGTAAACTTTGTGGATTATGTACCGGCATTTGCAAAGACCGTTGAGAAGGATACACCATTTGCATGTATGTTCAACTTTGCAGACTATATTCTGAACACGAATCTGCAGGTTACGATCAAAGAATATGAAGACCATGATACAGACGACCAGATCAAGAAAGCAATCATGCTGGTAGACGGAAAACCGGTAGATCTCGGATCGCTTGTAGTGATGCAGGTAAAAAACGTATAAACGCTGATAGAGCTAAGACTTATACAAGGGAAGAATTAGAAGCTAAGACTGTGGCAGAGATCACCGCTCTGGCCGCAGATCTTGGCTATTCTATCAGCGGTTCAAACAAAGCGGAAAAGATTACAAGCTTTTTAGATGCTCAGACAACGGCAAACGCATGAGGTAAGTAAATGGTAACAGTTGAGGAAATCAGAAAGTCCTTGAGAATATCCCATAAAAATCTGGATGATGAGATCGAAAGAACAAAGGATGCCTGCCTGCTCGATATGGAGCGGGTGGGCATTTGCTTTCAAAATAAGCTGACAGACAGCGCAGTTATTTTATACTGCAAAGCAGATTTCGATTTTCAGGGAAAAGGGCAGCAGTATATGCAGAATTATGAAAAACTCCGTGATGCAATGAGCCTTTGCGAAACATACAGGGAAGGAACACAGGAAGATGTATGATGATGTGCTTTTTTTCGTGAATAAAAAGAAAACGGATCAGAAAGATGAATACGGTGATCCTGTATATGTGCTGGAAAAGACAGAGGTATATGGCGAAAAGAAATCAGTAAAACGCTCTGAATTTTATCAGGCGCAGACATCCGGATATAAGCCGGAAATTGTGTTTGAGATCGCTGACCGGGAAGACTACAGCAATCAGCCTGAGGTAGAGTACAATGGCAGGATGTACAAGGTATTGAGAACTTACGAGACAAAAGCTTCTACGCTTGAGATCATATGCTATGGAGGTGTGAGAGATGCCGGTACCGAAGAGTGTAACGAAACTCAGTAAAAACGGCGTGACATTCAAGTCGGATGTGGATAAAGCAAATTATTTCCTTTATGAGTTGTCGCGGGCTGCCCTTCGGGACGTTGCAAAGCTTGTTAAAAAAAGGTTCCGTGAAAAGTATTACAGCATATTCAACAGAGTGACCAGACAGGCACCAAAGGCAATGACATACAATGTATATGCCAAGGATTACATCAAGTTTCCACGAGTGGACTGTGGATTTGAACATTCAAGCCGTAAAAAAACGGTACCGGGATTTTATGCGAGATTTCAGGAAAAAGGCACGATCAACGGTAAACATTCCAAGAAAAATCCGGGAGGAACGCATATAAAGGCGCGGGGAATGTTTCAGGATATAGTGGATGCAAGCATTGCAGATATTGTATCAATCGAAAGCCAGTATCTGAGTGGACTGGAGGATGAAGCAAGAGCGCTTTCCATGATCGAGACAGAAGGAGAGATGGAAGATGAGAATGAATGAAGCGCTGCAGGATGTAATGACCTGTGAGGAGTTACCGGTATATGAGAATGAAGCGAAAAAAGAAGATGCCTATCCTTATGCCGTATTTACCACAAAGCGCCTTATAGCAGATACAGTCAGCCAGTATCGCATGACCGTCAATGTATGGGATATGAGAGATACATGGAACAGGGCTGAAATGCTTGCAATGGAACTAGAAAAGCGGATAGACCGTATGCGGTTTGAATTTGAAGGCGGCGCCGGTATGATCTATAAAGATACCTGCGAGCCTATTGTTGTAGAGGACAAGAAACTGAAGAAAATAGAACTGACATTTGAGGTCAGAGTTGTGGAAGAGTAGGAGGAAATCCATGAATAAGAAAAAAAGCTTTAATGGTCTGACGAAAAAGACCAAAGAGAATCTGATGCTTGATGCAGGTGCCTTTTTCAAGAACTTTACCGTGGGAGAAGACACTTATGAGACGGCGAAGGCAGGCGGAAAATGTATCGGTGCCACAAAGGGCGGCGGGGAATTCAGTGCAAAGCCAAATATCCGTAATATCGAAATTGATGGCGTAAAGGGCAAAGCAAAAGGAATGGAAGTGATCGATTCCTGGGATGTGACACTGAAAGCCAATCTCATTGAGGTAACAAAGGATACCGTATCAACATCACTGTGTGCTGCTGAGGTAGATGAAAGTTCAAATGAAGATTACTACATCATCCAGGGCAAGGATTATATTGCAGATGATGACTATATCGAAAATATTACATATGTCGGTACGATCAGCGGATCGGACAAACCGGTTATCATTCAGGTACTGAATTCGATCAATACAGAGGGTCTTTCCCTCAGTATGCAGGATAAGTCAGAGACTGTGATCGCGGCGACATTCACAGGACATTATGATGACGATGATGATAATCCACCGTTTAAGATCTACTATCCGAAAGTAAAGAGCAGTCAGACATTATAAGAAACAGGAGGTACAGGATGAGAAAGTTATGTTTAAAAGACATCGTTAAGACAGCAAAGATTATCAAAAAGGCGAATCTCCGGGAGGAGATCCGCCGCATGTCAAAGGAATATACAGAATCTGTAAAAGAAGAAATTAAAGAATATATTCCGGTGAAAACAGGAAGTGATGAAGAAAGCATGAATCAGTACAATGCACAGCTTGAGCTTTATGCAAAACAGCTGGCAATGGCAAGATCTGAAGCCGGTTATACGCTTGGGATCGATATTGTCATGTTATTGATCGATGTGGCGGCAAATGACGTGGTGGAAGATCAGGTGTATGATCTGTTTGCCGGTATTTTTGAAAAGACAAAAGAGGAAATAAGCGGGCAGTCATTGGATGCGCTGCTTGATGATATAGAAAAGCTTGTAAATGAGAATGATATTGCAAATTTTTGGAAGAGAGTGAATCAGCTGCAGGAGATCCAGAAGGAATAGTTGATTTACTCTTTTCTCGTTATCAGGGCGCAGCTGGACTTGTGCTGGACATGCCTTATAAGGATGCGATCACACTCGTCGAAAGAGCATCAAGGGAACGATATGAGGAACGGTTGTGGCAGAGATGGGTAGCAGGACCACAGCATTTTATGTCATTTGAAGACTTCAGGAAAGAGCTTGAGGAACCGGAAGCGGAAGATGACGGAAAAAGTGTAGAAGAAATCATGCAGAAGGTAGAGTCAATTCTGGACGGAACATACGAGGTAGAGGATCATGAAGATATTTGATCTGTTTGGAAGCATACATGTTGATACAGAGCAGGCAGAAAAATCTCTTGCAAAAACGGAATCCGGGTTTGAAAAGGTAGGAAATAAGGTTGCTAAAGTTGGCGGAAATGTATCAAAAGTAGGGCAGAAATTGTCTGCTGCAGTTACAGCACCTATTATGGGAATCGGAACGGCAGCAGTCGCAGGGGCACTTAATTTTGAAGATGCAATGGCTAAGGTGTCAACGATTGCAGATACAACAGAAGTACCGCTGGAAGATCTGAAAAAATCAATACTGGATCTGTCAAATGAGACAGGAATTGCTTCTTCGGAAATCGCTGACAATGTATATAATGCGATCTCGGCCGGACAGTCTACTGGGGATGCAGTGAATTTCGTTCAGAATGCAACAAGACTTGCCACGGCTGGATTTGCTGAATCTGCTGATACATTGGATGTATTATCAACCATTTTAAATGCATATGGGTTGGAAGCAACAGAGGTTGGTAATGTTTCAGATATGCTTATTCAGACACAGAATAAAGGTAAAACGACTGTATCAGAGCTTGCTTCTTCAATGGGTAAAGTAATTCCAACAGCAAACGCATACGGAGTATCACTGGATCAGTTATGTACAAGTTATGCAATTATGACAGCAAACGGTATTGCAACAGCAGAGACGACCACATACCTGAATAGCATGATCAATGAGCTTGGGAAATCCGGAACAAGTGCATCGAAGGTTATAGAAGAAAAAACAGGAAAGAGCTTTGGCGAATTGATCAGTGAAGGGAAGTCTCTTGGTGATGTGCTGGGAATCATGCAGGAATATGCAGACGAGACAGGAGCATCTATGGGTGATCTCTGGGGAAGTGCTGAAGCGGGAAAGGCAGCCCTTGTATTATTAAAAGATGGTGCAGATGGATTTAACAGTTCTTTAAAAGATATGAATAATGCAGCAAAGGATGGAGCTACGACACAGGAATCCTTTGAAAAAATGGAAACAACGTCTTTTGAACTGAAAAAAGCTCTGAATGAGTTGAAAAATACAGCGATAGATCTTGGCGGTTCTATTCTGAAAAATCTAATGCCGTATATTGAAAAAGGAGCTGAAAAAGTAAGGGAGTTTTCTGAATGGTTCGCAGGTCTTGATGATAAGCAAAAGGATATGATCGTAAAAATTGGATTGATAGTGGCTGCTGTAGGACCGGTACTGAGTATTGTTGGTAAGACAATAACAGTAGGTGGGAAGCTGATCAGCGGAGCTGGGAAGGTCACGAAGGCAATAGGAGGGATATCAAAGGCAGCAAGTCTTCTGAAAACAGGTGTGAGCATATTACCGTATCTGTTCAATCCGGTAACATTAGCAATTGGACTTGTGGTGGCAGCAGGCGTTGTTTTATATAAGAATTGGGATTCTATCAAAGAAGCAGCGGGATTATTGAAAGAACGTATAGGAGAGCATTGGGACAATATAAAAGAAAAAACGTCAGAAACATTTGATAAGGTCAAAGAAAAAATGTCTGACTTTGCGGACGAAACACAGGTTAATGAACGCTTTGGCGCGATCAAGCAGGCATATGAGGATAACGGCGGCGGTATTCTTGGAGTAGTCGCTGCGTACCAGGAAACGCAGAGACAGGCTTGGATTGCCGGGTATGATGCGCTGAATGCCTTGACGGGAGGAAAGCTTGATGAGATTAAGTTCAAGATAGAAGAAAAGATAGGAGCTGCTAGAGATTTTGTCAAAGGTGCGATAGACAATATCAAGGGATTTTTCAATTTCGAGTGGAATCTCCCACATATTAAGCTGCCGCATTTTTCTATGCTGGGATCTTTTTCCCTGAATCCACCGTCTGTCCCTAAACTGGATGTTGACTGGTACGCAAAGGCTATGAATGCACCTATGATCATGAATAAGCCGACAGCATTTGGCGTCAATAAAGACGGACAGGTGATGGCAGGCGGAGAAACCGGCTCGGAAGTGGTGAGTGGTACGGATACCCTGATGGGAATGATTAAGGAGGCAACCGCCGGAAACGGATCACAGGAGATCTATAAGGCAGTGGTAGAAGCAATGATCTATGTTTTTCAAAATTATGGGCTGCAATTGATACTTGAAATGGATGCGGACAGTGATGCATTGTTCAGAAAAATCACTGTAAAGAATAATGAATTTAAAAAGATGCATGGCGGCAAGTCGGCATTAGCATAAGAGGATCAGGATGTATAACGGATATCGGGTAAAGATCAATGGACATATTGTATCAAATAACATGATTGCAAAGGGGAGTTATTCCCAGAAGAAAGCGGACCGGGTTATAGACGAATGGAACGATGCTGCTGATGTGCAGCACACTGTTGCCATGAAAAACAAACGTGTGACCATTACACTTCAGCTGCGTGAGCATGATCTGACAGAACACGCCGCATTTGCTGCTTTGACGGAAAAATCATTAAATGTACCGGTTGAGTATTTCGATGATCAGACACAGGCATATCTGACCGGGACATTCAGAATGAAAGAAATAACATTTGAACATCGAGAGGCGACTGATAAAACCATACGCTACAGCGAAACAGAAATAGAGCTTACGGAATGTTAAGGTGATCTTATGTTAAAAGTATGGAACAAAGTAAAAAGTGCATATTTTGATGAGAGTGAGAACAAACATCTGATAGTTACATTCCCGGAGATCAATCTGACACTTACTCGCAGTCAGATTAGAAAAGAAACCATGGAAATCAAGGAAGCTATTCTGGATCAGGAAAGCATTGAATTTGTCGGCTGTATTGCATCACAATTCAAGCTTCAGATCAGCAGCATCAAGAAAAAGCTGAAGGGCAAGAAAATAGAAGTATCTATATACACTGATTCAACATCCGATAAGCCTGTAAAGCTGTTTAGTGGCATTGTAGATTCTGACGAACGGACAGGGAACAAGAAATCGAAAGAGATAAAAGCCTATGACATGATGTACAGTCTTGCGGATACTGATGTCACCACGTGGTTTAAGACACAGGTAGCTTACTTGAAAATGGGTAAAAAGCTGACTATTAAGAAGTTCCGGAATGACCTGTTTGTGTTCCTGGGGATTGCGCAGAAAAAGCGGACACTGGCAAATGACAGTTTTCCCATCAAGCAGCTTGTAAATATGGTAGATAACAATGAGGAAGATGCTGATGAAGAAGAGCAGGAAAAGATCTATGCTCTTGATCTGATCAAAGCGATCTGCCAGATCAATGGTGTGTTTGGCATCATAAACAGAAATGGAGAAATGGACTACAGACGTTTAGGCGTGGAGGATGAGGATGATGGCGCATATCCCGGCGTGGATCCGGATGATAAGACGAATGGACTGTATCTGCCGTTTGTACCGGGAATCGGCGTTACGGATATCATTACAAATTCGACCTTCTATCCATCCTATAAAAGCGTTACTTATGAAGATTATGACGTGCATGGAATCACTAAGGTATATGTCAGACAGTCGGAAGATACGAAAGCCGGATATGCCGGATCTGATAAAAAATACAAATACATAGTGCAGGGAAACCGCTTTACGCTTGGCACCACAAAGGAAGAAAAAAGCAATATAGCCACAGCCATCCTGAATAAGGTACAGGGTGTGACCTATACACCATTTACAGCAGAGTGTACAGGACTACCATTCTTGGAGGTCGGGGATCCGGTGCAATTCTATGTATATGATTTTGAGCAATCTGACAAGCAGAAAAAGGATGTATTTGTCCTGAAAAGTTTTTATGTGCTGTCAAGGACACTGAAAGGGATCCAGTCTCTGACAGACACCCTGACAGCGCAGGGCGAAGAAAAGCAGAGGCGGTTTGTATCTGATCTTGGTGTCCGGGAAGATGTGTCAACGGCTTCGCTGAAGGAAAAGACAGATAAGCAGGATGAAAGGATCAAAAGTCTGGAAGATGCAGCGGAAAACGGTTTGAAGGTGGAATCAGTCACAGCGCTTCCTGCTCTCCCTGATGCTAATACAATATATCTGATTCAGGGGACGGTGGGATGATATGGCAAGAAAACAATCAAGTACGATTTATTATCGTGGGAATAAGCACAAGGAAATATATTATCAGGGGCATTACCATGACAAGATGTACCTTGGAGGGCAGCTTATTTGGGAGAAGCTGGAAGATACAGGAAAATACAAATGGATTCCATATATATCTGATTTTGCAATATATAATGATGAAACGTATATATGCGCTGTTGTTGAGCAAAGAAGACGCAATGGTGGAGAGCTTGTCAGTTCAAAAAAATGGCTATGTAAATGGAATAAACAGGCAGGAAAAATAGAAGTTATAAAACGATTAGGCGCAGGATATAATTACAAGTTGTCCGCTACGCAATATGGAATTGTTCTTTTAAAAAGCCAATCAAATACAAGTGATTATGGAGATGCATATTTGATTCCATATAATTTTACCGCTAACACAGAAGAAATAAAAATAGAAGAAAATACTATTGAAAATCCAATAAATATCAGAGGTTTTTATTATGGTAGTGTATTGGAAAAAAGCGGTATGGTTCAAGGTTTTAGTACGGTTAGGCAGGATGAAAACTATGAAAATTATACTGTTGCTCAAATTATAAAAAGAAACTATGAAGGAGAAATAGTAAATGCCGTAGAATACAGCCGTAAAATGTCGAGTGTTTTTAGCAGTGCTTTTTATTTTAAGGGCAAATATTGCATTAGTGCAGTAGGAACTTACGAAACGGCTAAACCGTTAATTATAAGAACAGATAATAAATTTACTGATGCAAGCGGAATTTTATTGACGGAATCACAATACACAAAAAATCAAGTGATAGATTTTCACAAAGGTTTTCTGATCCGCAACAACATAGCTTACTTGGCAGGATATCATATAGAATCATCCGAAAAAAGAGATTTAAAAATTTTTTCTTATGATGGAGAAGAATTAAAAATCGAAAAAGAATTGATAAATTCGGGATTTCACTTAAAAAGAATTTGTTATATTGATGGTTTGTTTTTAGTTTTTATGGAATGGAATGTCGTAAATCAAGTGTTTTGGGTAGGAAAATCTATAGATACATTGAAAGAGATAGAACATAAAAGTGATAATCCTAATTACTATTTTGGGTTTACATGCCCTATTTGTGATGAGAAATATATATATGTGAATATTCTGAGAGGATCTTTATATGGTGCAGGAGAATCTACTACAAATTATATAAAGATTGATAAAGAAACACTAGAAGAAATTGAAGTTGTACAAATTGAAGCATTTAACAGGAATGAGGAGTAAAGAAGATCATCATGGCAAATTACACACCAACTTTTACAAAACCATACCCTAGCGGCTGGGTTGATAAGCCGTCCAAGACTACACCAGTCACAGCGGCAATCATGAACAGCTACGATACAGCTATTGCGGCATTGGAAGCATATCTTAGAGATAATGCGATTGATGATACGGTTAGCGTTAGCGTAGAGCAGTTTCCATCAGACGGAAGGCAATGGCTTGGAACAATCACAGTGGGAAGCAACCAGTATAAAATCTATATGCCATCGTTAAAATACGAAAATTCAGTTTCTGATGGCATTAAGATAGGCACTATCGCTTTGGGAGAGCAGTCTTTTGATGTTTATGCGCCTGCAGCTTCCGCAGGTGGCAGTAATGTAGCTGTAACACCTAGAGTCACAAGCGGTACTAATATTGCAACAATCACGGTAGATGGGAAGGAATATCAGCTTTACGCACCTACTACCAGCGGCAGTGGAAGCACCGTGACAGCAGAAGCTGCACTGACAGAAGGAACAGAAATCGGAAAGATTACGATTGATGGAACGGAAACAATCCTGTATGCACCGACGGCAAGTGCAATCGCTGTAGATACTGAGCTGTCTGCTACAAGCGAAAATCCTGTGCAGAATAAAGTCGTGAATGCAGCTCTTGAAAATAAAATGGATACGAGTCTTGAAACACTTATCAAATATGAACGTGGAAAGACCGGAACATTGACTTTTACAACAACTGAGGAATTGACAGAAGTTATAGCGTCCTATGCAAGCATTATGAACAACAATTTCGCACTTGTATTTAACCTGATTAAGGATTGCGCACAGACACAAAATTATTTGAGCATTTCAAGTATCGATTGTGATTTGCTTACTGATTATAAGGCTATCTATTTTGTGAATGGATCAGCAGAGACAAATAATCTGCCTGATGGATTCGGTGGCGGTATTCTGTTGAACAGTATAGCTGGATCTACAAGTGCTGCAAATTATCAGTATGCAATAGATTTTACGAATGGAAAGCAATACTTCAGAAAATATTATCATGGAACATGGACTGGTTGGGGTGAAACAACCAGATCAGGCGGGAGTGTTACTATCGATTCCGAACTATCTGAAACAAGTACAAATCCTGTTGAAAATAAGGTGCTCACAACAGAATTTAAAAAGTATTTGGATAAGATTGGAGAAAATGACATATCAGGTATTGGTGATGGAACCATAACAGGTGGATTAAATGCAGTAAATGAAAAAAATCAGCAACTTTTATCCAAAAGTATGAAAATAACAACCACTGCACAAGGTATTTCAGCTATTGAAATCAGTAATCCGGATGTTGTTGTATCTGCTATTTGTACAGATACGGAAGCTCACATTGTCCTGCCATTTAGAGTAGGGAATAATTGGTTTGTAAAGGTGTTAGCATGGTACACATTCACTGCTGTTGCAAGTAAAGATGTAAATATCATAATTTATTATACAAGTAAAAGTGAAACAAAAACGAGTGGAAATGTTACCTACGGTGGCACAGGGGTAGGTGGTTTGGCTACTTACCATGATCTGCAGGCTGCACCTGTACAAACAGCAGAATAACGGAAAGGAGATAGAACATGGCTACAATAATGGGGCTTAATTATTTATATTTGACGAAAGCAGTTGTAAATTCAACAGGCGCAACAGTGTATCAGTTTGACTTTGATATAGAAAAGGTAAGCACTGCACTTGGCTTGAAGGTTACACAACTTGAATCAAATGATGAAAACTATCCATATTATTATCTGATTCATGCAGGGGAGGACACACAGAATGGTGTATTGATTCGTGTTAAACAGAACAAGGATAATGTTTATGGGAATTTATATGCAAATGGGTCATTTGATAAATCGACATATTATTTTAGTGCTACAAACATTACAACAACACAGCAATGCGTCCTTTATTATAAGAAAGATGCAAATAGTGTCGTGTTCGGCTTCTCAAAAACGAATGAGGTTCCAAGAATAAACTGTGCATATTCTGTGTATAGAAAATTAGGAGAGACAGAAGAACACAAAGGATTCCTCATCAATTATCAAGGAACAACCAATGCCGGAAGTTGTCTCTTAGCAGATGGTACGATTGATACTATCAGTAGAGGTTCTATTTCAATTGGAAATGGTATATTGACAATGTGTCCAATGATGTTTACAACAGCACAGGTAATTTTCCCATATGCTTATATCTCACGTATAGATGCTACAGATGTCAACTCAAAATATATCGACATGAACGGTAAGGTATATATTAGAGCAGTATCTTACAGCGCAACAGACAACAAATGGCTTGTGGAATTTGATGCATAAGCAAGAGAAAGGAAGGAAAACATATGAACGAATTAGGAAAAGTCAAAGCATTTTTTATTATGGTGGGAACAGCCATCTGGGCACGACTTGGAGTACTTGCAATCCCATGGCTCATGCTGTTACTGCTCAATCTGATTGATTATGCATCGGGAATCTCGGCCGCAAAATACAGAAATCCAACAGACAAGAAACCGGTCAAAAGCTGCATAGCACTCAGAGGCATACAGAAAAAGGTGTGCATGCATGTCCTTGTCGTGATTGGCTGCCTTATAGACTGGCTTATCAAGTCATCTATTGCAAATGCCGGATGGGGAATTACATACCCTCCAGTGTTTGCAATTGCGATAGCACTGTGGCTCACATTTAATGAGATCATATCAGTACTCGAAAACATGGAAGATATAGGAACACCAATTCCACCGTTTCTCAAGCCTGTCATGAAGATGATGAGGGAAAAAGTGAACGATCATATGGAGCAGTTGGGAGGCGAACAGGATGAGTAAGAAAATAGGGCAGGCAGGGCTTGAACTGATCATGTCGTTTGAGGGCTGCAGACTGACAGCATACAAGCCGGTCTCAACGGAAAAATACTACACAATCGGATACGGTCATTATGGACCGGATGTTAAGCGTGACATGAAGATTTCGAAGGCTCAGGCGGAAGCATATCTGATCGCAGATTGTCAGAAGTTCGCGGACTATGTAGACAACAAAGCATATGTGCCGATCGCTTTGAATGACAACCAGAGAGATGCGCTGATCAGCTTTACATACAATTGTGGGGCAGGTAATCTGAAAAAGTTGTGTGCCGGAAGGACATCTGCACAGATAACAGAGAAGCTTCTTGCTTATAATAAAGCAGGCGGGAAGGTGCTGCATGGTCTTACGAGAAGAAGAGAGGCAGAGAGAGCTCTGTTCTTGAAGACGGAAGTTGCACCGGTGCAACAGGACTGCTATACAGATGGCAAGAATTACGTGACGACTGCTGCACTGAACATTCGCATCACACCGGCAGGTGCCTTGAAAAGATGGGACAAGTTGACGGCATCTGGGAAGAAGCACTCTGACAATAATCAGGGTTATGCAGTGCTCAGAAAAGGAACGACAGTAACCTGTAAAGAGATTAGACAGGTAGCATCTACAGTGTGGATGCGGATCCCTTCCGGCTGGATCGCAGCAATTACTAAGAATAATAAGAATATTGAGTGACAATAAGCCTCGGCGATTAAGCCGGGGCTTATTTGGTTCTTACGAAAATAAAATATACGCATAAAATACGCATAAAAACATTGACAAATGCGTATTATATACGTATAATGTAAATATAAAGAAGAAAGGAGGTAATCACTTAGCAGTGAAAAGAAACGATTTAATAAAGCAAGTTGAAAAAAACGGATATAGGTTATTGAGACACGGAGCCAATCACGACATATATACAAATGGCGAAAGAAACGAAACAATACCAAGACATAAAGAAATCGATGAACAACTTGCAAAAATCATTTTAAGGAGGACGGGGAAGTAATTTCCCCACTCTCTTTAATGAAAAGTCACTGGGAGAACAAAGAACAAAGCGCAAAAAAGAATGAGAAGTAAGAAGCAAATGGAGGAACTAAAATGAAAGGAGTATATCCGGTATTTATTACAGTGGGAAGTAAATACTATCTGGTCAGAATCCCTGATTTTGATATTGATACACAGGGGGAAGATCTTGCGGATGCTATTGAAATGGCAAGAGATGCCATAGGTTTGATGGGGATTGAGCTTGAAGATGAAGGAAAAGAAATACCAGCACCAGAATCTGTAAAAGAAAACGAAGAATATAAGGATGCGATAAAAACGCTGGTAGATGTTGACTTTGATGAATATAGAAGGCAACAGGATATGCGATTGGTAAAAAGAAATTGCACAATACCATATAATCTGAGCATGGCAGCAGATAAAGCAGGGTTGAATGTTTCAATGGTATTGCGGAACGCTCTGACAGAACAGCTTAAGGGCAAAGTAAAATATATTTGA